ATCTGAAATGGCGTAATCTTTGTAAACGGCGTAATCAAGACCTTATTTATATAGCTCGGTATGATTACGGTAGATTACAAAAAGGGCTAAATGATTACACTTTATTTTAAGAAATGTATTTGATGCCCTTGATTAGTTGCAGTATGGTTGTTGAAAACACAGGATGTAGAAATGGGGTCTATAAAGAAAAAAGTGGAGGCTGAACATGACCGTCAGCTTACCAATAGGCAGATGACATTCGCTCGAAAAATAGTTGAAGGCATCTACTCTAATGCAGAATGTGCTAGGCTTGCAGGGTATGCTCCAGAACTTGCATCGAAACAAGCATCTGTTCTTTTGAATGGCAGAGATTATCCCCACGTTGTGGAGTATGTCCAAGAGTTGAGGCAAGAACGAGAGAGACGGTATGGTGTGACAACCATCGGTCAACTTGAAAGATTACACTCTCTATCTCTTGGCGCTGAAGATGCAGGGCAGTTCTCTGCTGCTATAAATGCGGAGAAGATCCGCTCTGCTTTGGGTGGTCTGACTATCGACAGACGAGAGACAATCAATACCATTGATCAACTATCAAGGGATGAGATTACAGCAAGACTTGCGGCACTACAAAAACAATATCCGCAAGCATTCCAGATTGATGCAGACTACAAGGATATTACACCAGATGAGCAAGGGTCAAGAGGCGAACTTCTGGAACACAATAAGACAGAACCTACCGAAGAAGTGCTTCGCAACGCGGATTGAAAACGTACATGGGGGCGGTGTTCCTGATGTGCATTTCATCTGGGATGGGTTGCCGTTCTGGTGTGAATTGAAAGTATGCAAAAGTAACGCAGTAGCAATCTCTGCTCATCAAGTTGCTTGGAATACAGCATATTGGACACGAGGTGGGGCAAATTTTTTCTTAGTAAAGAGCCTCAAGGAACGCGATCTAATTTTATTTGACGGTGATCAAGGGGCTGATTTGATACAGGGTGGGATCTCTGCGGCTCAAGGTTCGCGGTTCAAGAACCCTGCGTCTTTGTTCTGCGCCCTGCGGCCTCGTTTAGAGTCTAGATTCTCTGCGACCCTGCGACCCTGCGGCTCTGCGGCCTAGTGTATATGTGCTTGTGCCTTGGGGCAAGTGTAAAGGGGAGCCGCAGCTCCCCCAGGATTTAGTGCTCCACTATGGCAATTGATTTTGCTAGGCTCGATCCCTTGCACAATTTGCAGGCGGTACATTGTACCCGTCGCCCTGCTTCCTTGGATGCAGGACACAAGGCTTCGTTTTGTTTGTCGATTTGTCCGAGGTCTGCAATTACTCGGAAAGTTCTTCGACCCTCTTTCCAATGCATTAATGCTTCCGTGTGACTGTCAGCGGATTGCATTGCAATATCTGGACGCCATGGTTTTTGGTGAGTGTATGCCGTCCATGTATCGCACTCGGATAAAAGTTTATCCCAAACGTGAGACGGAACAGCGGCAGGATCGCCATAGGTTCCAATGCGAACGAAACGACCGCGCCCCATTTCCGAAGCTTCGCCAGTCTGATAGACGCCGCGCTTGTATGCTTTCCATACGATTAAAACGCCTTGCCCTAAGTTAACGTAACACTTGCGACCCTTTGCTTGCTTGCGTTCTGGATCCGTTGTTACTTCGCCGCGCATCGGACACTCGCCACAAATAGAATAATCTTCGCCAGTCTTCGACGCTTCAAGTGGGTTTATATCTTCGCGCAATATATAAGTTTGCACGACCTTTCCAGTCTTCGTATTCCGATTGGAATATGTGGCAATAACTACAATTGGTTTATCATCCAATAAGCTAGGCCCGTTGTATATGATAGCTGATTTCATAAAAAAAATTCGGGGGACTTAGTCCCCCGCTCCTTTGGTTAAGTGTACTTGAAAAAGTTTGTCATTCGCTCGGCCTTTTCTTCGGCTCCTTTGACTAATGCCGCTTTCACTTGGGCTTTTAGATCTGGATCCTTTAGATCCTTAATAATCTTTTCACCTAGGTCTAAACTTACTTTCAAGAGTAACCCGTCGTCTCCAATCCATTCGGATTTAGGTTTAATAGTCATTGTTCTGTTTCCTTTCGTAATGATTAAGAACACTTTCAGTATATAGATATCCAACAAGTATACAACAACTAAATAACATTTACTTGAAAGATTTTTCCGAGGGTTCGAGCCGTTGCCCTGCGGCCCTGCGGCCCTGTGTTTGCGTATTAAAAAAAGCCCTGCGGCCTTGCGACCCCAGGACTTTCTGAAAGGAAATGCCCTGTAACCCCGAGCAAGGGATAGCTAATCCTTTTTAATGTAAGTTAAACAACCCGGACGCTCATCTATTAAAATGTATCCGTTGTTCTCAAGGTACAGTTTACGTTTTTCAGCTTTAGCAATAGAAGATAAATCAAATTGATTCCAAGTTATAAAATGTTTAGTCATAGTACCGCAGCTCCGTATAGTAAAAAGATTCCGGCGAATAGTATAACGAATAGCGCAATACCGGCGAGTAGATCTTCGAGGGCAGACGTTGGCCTGCCCTGGATCCAACTAATCAAAGTCTGGATAGCGTGGAACATTGTATTTCCTTTCTAGTTAATCGATGCCAAGCGCATCACGGATGAGCCAGTTTCCTGGCTCATCTCTGATATGCTTAGACGTTGTACTCGTCTCGCCATTCTGGATCGGCATCTACAAGTTGCCCGAACTGTGTGATCTCTCGGGCATAGGTATCTCCCATCTCATATTCCCCACCATACATCATAGGTGATGTAGCTGCGACGAACCATCGAGCGTATGGATCGTTTACCTCGGCGCTTGAATGCTTGTAGGTTTTGAGAATTTTCCATACCCAACCTTGGTCGTTTGCATATATTGCGTATGGCTTATCTTGTGAGCGGGTTTTTCCAAATGATGTTTTAGGCATTTTGTTCTTTCCTTTCTAGTTGAACAGTTTGATTGTAGCCCGATTGTTGTCGGGCTACAAGTGTTTATTTAATTTCTCATCAAAACTTTGATATAAGTTTGAGCGGTTTCTTTATCAGTAAACTTCGAGATAAGTCTGCTGTTGTAGTAAACCCAGTATGGCGTTACCGCGTCCATAGCGTGGACATTTACTATCGCATACTCCACGTTGTCTTTTACATATGTTTGTCTTCGCATTGTATTTCCTTTCGTAATGGTTGGGGGCTTTCGCCCCCAGTTGGTTATTTAGTTGATGATTTGAACTTGTTGTAAGATCTTTCTTCTACATACTTTTGCCAACTTCTAGGATAGTTTGCTTCCCACCATGCAAAGTTAGGAACGATCTTTCTTTTAAAAGAAAACACCCACATGCCATAACCTTTTTCTACTGCTTCGGTTTCTAGTTTATCTAGTTCAGCTTTTACCTTTCTAGTTTGCTGCTCTAGTTTAGTTTTCTTTTCTTTAAGATCTTTGATCTTATCAAGTGTTTCTTCTCTAGTCATTGTCTTTCCTTTCTAGTTAAAGTGTAACAACTTGTTACAAGTAACAAGTTATACCAATCCAACAGGAAGTCAACAACTAATCTACAATTATCTTACATTATTTTAAATTAATTTGCCCACGGATCAGGGGTTACTGTGCCGCGCTGCGGCACGATTGCTGCAACGCAGCAAGGGGCACCCCCCATATATAGAGGGTGCATAGCACACAATACTGTCTATAATATTGGTATTGTAAATTCATTCGGGGATAATTCCATTGGGGCAACAAGTGATCAACAACTAGGTTCCCTAGCCCCCAGAAAAAATTACGGGTGTATTTTCATTTGGGTTTATTGTACAGTGGTCCAAGAACCACGGATCAGGAGCATACGATGGGGTTTTGGAAAGCATTAACTGGTAAGACTTGGAAAGAGACTATTAGCGGCGGAGGTTCGAGTTCCTCTGGCAGTAGTTCGAGTTCGAGTAGTAGCAGTTCTTCTTCGTCATCTTCGGGTAGTAATGGCGTAGGTGCGGGGAACACGTTATCGAACGGCAACACGAGCTTGGGGTCTGTATCTCAGACTGGTCAGTATGCGGGTGATGGTTTTGAGTGGCAGCAGAATCCTAATACGAATGCTTTGACTCGGGTATATACTGGTGCAAATAAGAATGCGGGTTTAGGCACTGATGTTGTGATGGGTGGTACATCCAATAACAATGTAAAAGAGGTCATTGCGAATATTTCATTGAACGAGGGGACGGCGTTTGCGGGATCGGCTGCGTCTGCAACGGACGGGAATCTACTTAATTTATTAACGGACGGCACTACTGGATCTAGTAATAGCTATGCGGATCAAGTTGGTGCGACTGATTACACGACTGCTGTGGTGTATGATGCAACTGCGACGGGCGCTGCTAACACTGCACTTAGAGACAGTCAGACAACGACATCGGTTCCTGCTATTCGCCCTGAACCGAGGCCCGAGCCTGCTGTTGCGACACCTGAAGAGTTAGTGATACCAGAGGTTACGGTTGATCCTATCACTGGTTTGACTCCAGAGCAGACCATAGCGTTGAATAACGAGGCTATAGATTATAACTTTAACAATCCGAATATAGACGGGCCTTTGAGCAGTGCTCTACAGTATTACGACGGCACGGCTTTTCAGAGTGCTGCTAGTTCTCCTCCTTTTACTTACACACCTAGGGGAGGTCCGGGCACCTTTCAGGTTGGATCTTTGCCTGGTGCGGTTACTGGTCAGGATAACAACCCGAATGCGGAGGGTGGTGGTGACTCTACTTTTCAACCTACTGCGCTTACGGAACTTGCGACGGATAGCTTTGGCACAAGTGATTTAACGAGTGACGATGCTTTTGACCCTGACAGGTTTGATCCGAGGGGGGATCAGATTGTGTCACCGACTGGGACGGGAATCGGTTCTTCTGTTTCTGGTGGTGGTCAGGATCAGAATCCTAATCAGGAGTTTACGTATGTCCCGACTGGTGGCCCTGGCACCTTTGCGCCATCGGGCCTTGGAGCGACGGAAGTAGCTGCGATGGCACAGGACAACAACCCGAATGTTGGTGGAGCGGGGATCACGGGTCTAGGAACGGGAACCACGGAACTTAGCAGCCCTGACTTTGCGATACCGGGTACGGATCAAGCGGCGTATGCTACGAGTGCGAGTCCCGGCGGAAAGGATCCGTATGATCCGAGGACTATTTTACCGACATCGGAGCAGATGGCGGAGTTAGAGGGCACGGCGCAAGAGCCTGTGGATCTGACACCAGACTTCAGCCTTTCACAATTTATAGATGATACACCTGTCTTGGATAACTTGGTTGGTGCGGGAGAGATAGACAGTCCAGGTGAAAAAGCAGGTTTGGTATTTAAGGCAGGGACCGAAGACCTATTACCTGGGTTAGCGTCTCTTGGTGCAGAGCAAGTTATTAGTGCAGGTTTGGAAACGGGACGTGATTTAAATCTTCCAGGGTTTGGTCAACAGTTTGCGACGGATCCGATGTTCAAGTACCGCAAAGCGGGTTTAGGAGATTTAAGTGGTCTGGACAGGATTTCTCAAGAGCAACAGTTATTTGAAACTGGGGTACCAGAAGAGGTTGGGCCTGCAAGTATACGACTTCCTAGCGCCCCAACTGGGATTGAAACTGCTCTAACTAATTATTCAGACAAGCAATTTAAAGAACTTGGTGAGAGCATTGCTGCGATGCCACAAGATGTGCAAGATGCACTTAGTCGTCCGGCGGTGACTATTCCTAAAAAGTTTGGTTATGATGAGGGTCAGATTGATCCCGCGTTTGCGTCAGAACTAGGAGCAGACCCAAATGCGTATGCGTATGGTCAGACTAGCATTGATCCTGAAGCAGCAGCTTATCAGGCAGTTCTTACTGCTCCTACAGCATTAAGTACTGTGGCTCTAAGTTTTATAAACCCCGCAGCAGGGGGTGTTTTAGGCGGCACATTAGCTGCGGGTGAGGGACAACGAGCGGGTAACGCAGAACTTGATGCAGCATTAGCAAGTGGAGAATTAGCAACCACTCCTGCGTATCAAGCATATGCGACGGCGGTAGAAGCCGATTCAACTTTTCAAAGTTTACCTCAATCTGAAAAAGATAGCCGGATTATTAATCAGATGCGGAACGATGTTTCAAAGGGTTTAGTTCCACTAGCTTTACTTTCTGGAACAATCTCAGCGGTAACGCCTAGTCTATTAAAGAAAGGCGCTCCAGGGGTAGCAACCGCGCCCGTTCTTGAGGGTGTAGAAGAAGGACCATTAGAAACAGGTCTTACAAATATCGCACTACAGCAGCAAGCGGATCTAGAGAGATTTGCTACGCCTACGGAACTAGCAAGTGAAGCTCTTGTTGGCGCAGTTTCAGCCGCACCAGTCAGTCTTGCGGGGCTTGCAACGGGGTCAGATACTACTCAATCACCGACAGCGGGGTTAGATCCTAATTTATCGCCGACATCGGGTCAGTTAGCTTCGTCCACAGTTCCAAGTTCGTATGATGCAACTTCTACATCACTCGATACGATAGCTGCTCAGAATTTGGTTGAAGACTTAGTAACTCAGTATGGAAACACGGTTGGTTCTGGCGGCATACCAAGGGCTGAATTACAAAAAATATCAGATGCCACTAATGTTTCAATAGAGGAGTTAGGTGGAATGATTGGGATGACCGAACAAGCAATCACTGAACAAGCAATACAGAATATACAGGATACTCCGGGTAACTTGACCATTGTTCCACAACCAGAAGATAGTGTTCAAGGGTTGGCTTCTATTTCACAACCAGATCAAACCGTTCAAAATCTTGCCGCTCTTCCTGGTAATTTAACCATTGTTCCACAACCAGAGGATACTTCTGGTATTGCCGCAGCTACGGTTGGCCCTGCCAAAGAAGACATGATGTATAGTTTCCGTGGTACTGCGCCTCCCCAAACTTACGATGAAGTGTATGGGAATGCCTTATTTTCCGCACAAAATTCTGAAGAGGTACAAGATGCTGCGTATAAAGTGTTAATAGACAATCCAAATGCTGATAATTACGAATTAAATAAATTACAAGAGGCAGCGACTGCTCCGATAATTGAGCGCCTTGCTCAACAAGAAATAAACAATAATTACAAGGTTATCGGGCGCAACAATACTGCGAACACGGAAAACCTAGCACCGACGAATGTAACTATTGGGAATACAATTGGTGGATTGACGGTTGCAGATTCGGACGGATTTACTCTTAATAGAACAGATTCCCTGAATGCGTTGGATCCTCGAAGATCAAATGGTGGTTCTTTTATTAACATGCAAGGTGAAAAGATTGGTGGTATTGAAAACGCCCAACTAGGAGAACCTGTTAGCAGACTTATTGAGAATAAAAATGGTACTGTGACGTTACAAGTTAGTTCCAGAATGTCTGGAGGAGCTACAGGAGCACGGGACAATTACAATAGTGTTTCTGTAACATTGTCTTCAAGTCCTACAGAGGCTGAAATTCTACAAGCACGAGATGAGGCAATGAGACAATGGGAGTCAAACTATGAGGGCGTAACGTCTTCTGATCAAATAAAATCAGACACTGGTCAGGTTATTGACAATAACCAAGCACAGGACAATAATCCGAATCAAGATGCAGCGGCAACGGCGACGGATCAAACTGCCCGTATCATGCAAGTTTTACAAAACGCACGAGCACAACAACTTCAAGGTTCTGGAAAAGTAGTTTCCAAAACTGGTATACAATCTTTGTATGACGCAGGATTAGTAAGCGAAGAAGCTCTTTCAAACCCCATCATTGCAAATGCTGAAACGGCTAACCTTTTATCATTAGGTCCAGATGAAATAAAAGCTCGTATGGGGTCAGATGTAGCAGCGGAAGTTGTGTTAGATGATGCTGATGCGGTGGCAGCGGTTCCATTTACCAGTGAACGCACCGACACAGGAGTTGATACGGAAGCAACAGCAACCCCTGTATTTGTCTCAACAAGAAACACGGGAACTAATACAAACACGAATAATAACACCAACCAAGCAACAGAGACAGAGATTCAGACAGAGATTCAGACAGAGCCAGAGACAGAGATTCAGACAGAGCCAGAGACAGAGACAGAGACAGAACCGAGTGTTGTGGTTGAGGTAGGCCCAGATGACGATGACGATGAAGAAGTCGAAGTAGATGTTGAGGACGAAGTAGTAGACACCGACACTGATGTTGTAGTTGATGTAGATGATCCGATGGTCGTGCCTCCTGTAACTAGAACCAATGACAAGGGTGAAGAGATTGTTGAGTGCCCAGAGGGTTATACGATGGTGCAGACATCTGAGGGTCCGATTTGTCAGAAGAGTGTTACATCGGTTAGACAACGTGCGGGTGCAGGAACTCGTGCATATACAGGTTTGGCAACGAGAGGGCAAAGTGGTCCGGGTCAACGCAGGGTAACAATTACTGACACTGAACGGGTAGATCCAATCACACGTAGCGCATGAACTTACACGCCTTACCAGAAGAAGCTCTGAAAGAGATACTAGCCCTTACGGAGGCTAAGAAAACATTAGATCTGCGTGAAAAAGCGCAAGATTATTTCATGCCCTTTGCTCATCATGTGTATGAGAACTTCATTGAGGGCAGGCACCATCGAGTTATTGCTGAAAAACTTGAGCAAGTGGCGCAGGGTAAGTTAAAACGTTTGATCATTAACATGCCACCTCGTCATTCTAAGTCTGAGTTTGCTAGTTTCTTGATGCCTGCTTGGTTTCTGGGGCGCAATCCAAAGCTCAAGATCATCCAAGCTACACACAATACTGAGTTGGCAGTCCGTTTTGGACGCAAGGTTCGTGATCTTATAGACGATCCACAATATAAAGACATCTTTCCTGATACTAACTTGAAAGAAGACAACAAAGGAGCGGGTAAATGGCAAACCGACA